ACTGCGGTTGGTGGCCTTTGGTACAATGAAGACCAAGATTATCCGCAAATGTTTTTTATGTTCTCTCATAAAATTAAAGAAAACTTCACATCTATAGCTCGTGGCTCACAAATGTTGGTTAATTATTTAGAGCAGACGCAGCCTCAAATGACTATGACAATACTTGCTGATTATGAGCTTATGGTAGACTGGGCAGTGTGGCTTGGTTTTGAGCCAGTAGGTGTAAGTATATCACCTCCACACAAGTACGTTGATTTTGTGCGTTGCAATCCAAATAAAAAAAGTGTTTACGATGGGGAATTACGGCCCATAACGCACTGAAAGGCCCGAGAGGATACCCTTGTTGAAGTGAAAGAGTGGATACCCGTTGGCAACTGTAACTTCAAGATAGGACTGTAAAATGGCTAATACAATTGACCAAGCCTTTATCAAACAGTTTGAATCAGAAGTTCACATGGCATATCAGCGTATGGGTTCTAAACTCCGCAATACAGTACGCTCAACCAATGTGACTGGTTCAACTGCACGTTTCCAAGTAATTGGAAAAGGTACTGCATCAACAAAATCTCGCAATGGCGATGTTTCCACAATGGAACTAGCGCACACCAATGTCGAAGCGACTATGGCTGACTACTATGCAGCTGAGTATATCGACAAGCTGGATGAATTAAAGATCAACATCAATGAGCGTCAAGCTGTAGCGCAATCTGCTGCTGCTGCTTTAGGTCGTCAAACTGATGCTTTGATTGTAACAGCTATGGATGCTGGTGCTAACTCAACTCAAATCCATAATACATCTTCAGCGATTGAAAAAGCAGATCTTCTAAGCTTGTTTGAAACCTTTGGCACAGAAGATGTTCCAGAAGATGGACAGCGTTACCTAGCTATGTCTCCTGCTGGATTTGCTGACTTGTTTAACATCAATGAGTTTGCTTCATCAGACTATGTTGGCCCACAGCAGCTTCCTTTTGCTGGCGGTATGACAATGAAAGAGTTCTTGGGATTCAAAATCTTCTCAACTTCAGCGGTAGCTGGCGGGAAGAACTTTGCTTACCACGCTCGTGCTATAGGTATTGGCATTAACTCTGACGTTCAAACCGAGGTCAACTATGTACCGCAGAAAGTAGCACACCTTGCGACATCAATGATGTCTATGGGTTCTGTCGTTATTGATGATGACGGTGTGTTTGAAGTTTTAGATAACAACTAAGGAGTTACTTAATGGCTTATAGCGCACAAAGTCTTAGTCGTGTAGCTGGCGCATCTGGGTTTTCATTGTGGCACTACAGCACAGCGGATACCATTGCTACAGTAAACACTGCTGGATACTTCAATGATGCCGCTGGTATGATTGCTTTAAATGATTACATGATTGTTGTAACATCTACGGGCGGTACACCAGTTGTTTCACATGCTTATTGCAACGCTAACAATGGATCTGTTGTAGACATTGTAAATGGTGTTGCGATTACAGCGACTGACTCTGATTAATAAAGGGAGGGGGCTTCGGCCCCCGACTTATCATGCCAGCAAATACAGCAATTAAAGTATGTTCTCGCGCGTCTATTCTTATGGGCGGCTCTCCGATTCAATCGTTTGACGAAGGAACGGTAGAGGCAGATGTGGTTAATGCTGTATATGAAGACGTTGCTCGCGCTTCACTAACTAATTCAAGGTGGCGGTTTGCAACCAATCAACAGCAAATTAGTAGACTTGTTGCGGCACCAACTGGTCGATACGATGCAGCTTACCAGCTTCCGTCTGATCTTATTATGCTAAGTGCTGTAACAATAAACGATGAACCTATTATCTATGATACTTATGGGGATAAAGCTTATTGCGATGCTAACGAGACTGAGGTTCTTATAGCAGATTATATATTCAGAGCAGATGAAGCTTACTGGCCTCCTTACTTTACAATGGCTGTAGAGTTTCAAGTAGCTGCTATGCTTTCAATCTCAGTAGCTAGAGATGCACAGCTTGCTTCTTTAATGGAGCAAAAGGGTGAGCAGTTTTTGATGAGAGCGCGTAGGCTTGATTCACAGCAGCAAACAACTAAAAAGCTAAACACTTCGAGGTTTATAAGTCAAAGGCGCAGCTAATGCAGAAGGTTAGAGTACCACAGAATAGCTTTCAGTTTGGCGAAATAAGCGATTCCTTAATAATGAGAACTGATACACCTGTGTACACTGCTTCTGCACAGCGAGTAGAGAATATGGTTGTTACCTCTGAAGGCGCACTTAAAAAACGCCATGGTTTAAAAAATCATTATAATTACAGCATAACTTATGACGCTTCTTATAAAGAGCAGTCTCATTTATTTAAGTTTGAATTTGATGATAACGAAGCTTATGTAATTTCCGTTGAACATCAAAAGGTTCGCTGCTTTTTCTTAGATAACGCTGGAACTTATATCACTGCTGGCGACTTACATTTAGTACAAACTATTACTCAAGACACTAGCAGTAATGCTTTGCCATTCGATAAGGTTTACTTGCAGGAATATACATTTGCTCAATATGGCGATGTAATGTTTATCTGCCATCCTTTGTTTGCGCCAAGAATGCTAACAAGAACTGCATTAGATGCGTTTGAAATTAGTGTTTATAGCTTTGATAAAAGGGCTGATAATAAAGTTACATTTCAACCTTATTCTAAGTTTCAAGCTAGTGGAGTAACTTTAGATCCTTCTGCAAGCACTGGATCAGGTGTCACCTTTACTACAAGTTCTGCATACTGGGTGGCAGGGCATGTAGGAACTACGATTAGATATGGCGGCTCTGAGGTTGAAATAACTGGTTACACTTCTTCTACTGTTGTAACTGGCACTGTTGTTGATGAATTAAAGATTAGACTTTCTGTTTTAAATCCTCTTAGAACAATTGATGGAACAGCTATTATAGAAGTAACTCATTTGAATCATGGTTTTTCTGGTAGCGAAAGTATTACAGTTGAAGAGGCTTCTGCTGTTGGAGGGATTAATGCAAGTCAAATAAATGGCGCTAGAACTGTAGGCAGTATTATTGATGAAAATACATATACAATAACTGCTGGTTCTAATTCTAATGATTCAGAAGATGGGGGCGGCAATGTTAAGATTGTTACTCACGCGCCTACTCAGGATTGGGATGAACAGTCTTGGTCTTCTGTAAGGGGTTATCCTGCTGCTGTTACTTTCCATGAAAATAGGCTATCGTTTGGTGGCACAATAGCAGAGCCAGATAATATCTGGATGAGTAAGGTTGGAAGCTTTTTTAACTTTGATGTGGGCGATGCCGCTGACTCTGATTCTATTCAACTTGTTGCTGCTACTGGTGATGTAAACCAAATTAGATATATGATTTCTAACCGTGACTTGCAGATCTTTACTGCGACTGGTGAATTGTATGTACCTACTTACTTAAACCAAGCCATTACGCCTACGAATGCTCAGATTAGAAAGCAAACACCATATGGGTGTGAGTTTGTTCAGCCAACTTCTATTGATGGTGCAACTATTTTTACTGAAATGGGTGGCAATACTGTCAGGGAATACCTCTACACAGATACAGAGGAGGCATATACTGCAACCTCAATATCTACTATTGCTTCTCACTTAATAGATACGCCAAAGTATTTAGCAGTAGTTCATAGCGGCTTTGATCTTCCAGATTCATATGCAGCTTTTACTTTAACAAATGGTGAGATAACTTTGTTTAGCTCTAACAGGGCTGAGAAGAAAGCATCTTGGACTAGAGTTACAACAGATGGAACATTTTCATCTGTATGCGCTATACACAATCGTTTGTTTGCTAATGTTTATTATGGCAACAAGCTTCATTTGTGTGAGTTTAGCGCAGACATTGGTTTAGATAATTGGTCTAGCGTTACTTATAATCCAGCTACATTTACTGGCTTTAACACTCAAGGAGTTTGGACGTCTGGATCTACCACAGTAAAGCTAAGGTTTTATTCCGCTCCATCTACCCTTAAAGTTGGTCAGTCAATTTATATAACTGGTCTTTCAGATAATAATATTTTTACCTCGGCGGGTGTTACTCTAACTAGCTTAAACAACACAATTCAAACTATTACTGACGTAGATTCTTCTAATAACTTTATTGAAATCTATTACACTCTAGGAAGCGCTTCTGGATCATCCGTTGCCTTAACCGTAGATGTGGGTGGAACTTTATCTTCAGGAAGATATGTAGATCT